TGGTGTTGCCTCGCCTCAGGTAAAACTCCTCACCTCCGGAAAAGTTGCCAGAACTTTCTATAGAACCCACAAATAAGTACAACCCAGTCTCAAGGATAGTCACAGTACCGCTAGTATGGGACCAAGTCCCTACCTTGTAGTCCTCTGTGTCATAGTTAATCGCCGTATTGGACGGGATAGCATATCCTGAACTTATACTTAGTCTTATAGCGGGCAGTATCTTAACTAGCCCTGCGGTACTGGTAGTAGCGTCCCCAATATCAGACTCTATCTCTGTGCTGGTTTGCTCTTTATCATTTTTTTCTTATTAAGTCTAAACTCATGATTTAATTTCCTTTGTTTAATCTTCTGAGATCTGTACGATAGAGAAACCTACCCTGCCAGGTGCGTTGGTACTGGCCGATCCCAAAGTGTGGGCATAGATATAATCTGTTGCATCCAGGTGCCCGGTCCAACAGATTGTATCTGTATGGTTGACGACGTTGGAGTAACCCATGGCCAATCTAACAGTCTCGGGGGTAACATTCTCGATTGATGTCGTTGTCTGGGTGCTGTTAAGGGTTAATCCGAAAGGGCTGATGACATCATATAAATCAAAGTAAGAGATGGCATAGATACCGCTTGCGTTAATGGTGAATTTATCACCTGCCGTGGCACTTTGTGTCAAAGTGATATTAGATCCCGTACTTGTTACCGTATTGGTGAATCTTCGGATTTTAGTGGCCGTACTACCGTGGCCATTACCGCCCTGCATTCTTATGAATGAATTAGGGGCTTTAACCAATCCAGTAGCTGTGGGTGTAGCGGCTACTGGGGTTGCAGCATCAACATAGGCCTTGATGCTCTGCTGGGACGCGACTTTAGTAGCAGAATCGCTAGTTAAATCATCTTCATCCAGGAAAGCAGTACCCGAGATGGCAGTGTTGAGTACTGGTGAGGTCATCGTCTTGTTGGTAAGTACTTGGGTTCCAGTTAAATCAACAATCTCGACTTCCGATCCCACAAGTCCTTGTTTAAATCGATCGTTAGTCTCATTCCAGACAAGGCTACCATCTGCACCAGAAGCTCCTCTTTCGATTGAAAGACCGGCTACGTCATCGGCTGGTGCGGCACCTGCACCACTATTCATAAGAATATTAGCGTCTTCCACTGCCAGGTTGGCTGTATTTATTGTTGTCGTCGTGCCACTAACGGTCAGATCCCCGTCAACAATAAGAGAATCCGGGGTTCGAAGCACGTTTGCACTATCCCGGTTCAAAACAACGTCGCCACCGATGGTAATACTAGCAATGCCGGATATATTGTCACTGTCATCGATAATGATTCCACTATCTTGTACGGCTTCCCCGGAAGTTCCATCCGTTCGAACCAAGGCATGGTCCGTTGTAGAGGTGAAGTCATCTAGCTTAGCGTCAAGCTCCGAATCGATCGTTGCGTGACTTTTGGTTCCGATACTAGTTAGAACCAGGTGAGAAATCGTGGCCCATGCACTATCTGTGCCATCTGAACCTAGGAATTGATCTGTGGTGCCTACGGGTAATCGGGCCGTAGCACTCGCTGCATTCTTGTAAATGAGGTCGCCCCGTGTAGTCATGGGGTCAACCAACCCAATGGATGTTCCTTTAAACCCGGAGGCACTGGCGTATTGGCTCATTATTTCAACTCCTTGAGACAAGATATGGCGGACTCTAGTGTCAAGTTACAGATTTTCGTCGCTTCAACGAGAGCCAAACTCATCCGCTGATACTCTTAGCTACTATGTGGGCATCCAATGAGCCTGTGCCGCTGGTATCGGTATATTTGACCCTAACGTATGCGGCACCCGTCTCAATATCCAGAAAGGCATTGTCGGCACTGCCAGCAGCAGTCACAGCTACAGATAATGTCATTGCGGCCCAAGTCTCCTCGTCATTGGAGACCTCGACACTAAAGGTGCCAGTGGGTGTTCCAGTCCAAACTAACTGAAAACCTACCCGATCTAGGTGTAGGATATTAGTGGAAGGGCCAGTGATGTCTTCTGACATATCTCCTGCCACTATAAGTTCTGAATATGTAAGTGTTCTCTTTGAGCCCATGGTTAGGTCACTCCTGTGATTAAGGGTCGTGGAGGGTTATCCCTCATATATACTGGATTGGTATTATTGAATGCAGTGTAAGGAGACAAGATGCTGGTAAAGATGTTAAATTTAGGCAAGAGTCCTAAAAAAGTAAATGTTAATAAAGAGATAAGTGAATTTATCAAAAACGACTTTGGTTCACATAAGTTTGAACCAGCTTTTAAGTTAGCTGATTTTGGCAAGATTAAAGCGGCGATTGATAAAGGACTAGGTGAAGACAAGATCTTGAAGATCGCTTCTGAAGGTGAAGGGGAAGATCGGGATGTACGTGTAGCTCAGATGGCTCAGCATTTTGAACAACTTAGGCAATCGGTTCCAGTTAATTTAAGTGTTGACTTGTTTGGAATTGATGAACGAGAGCCTTCTGACTTTGAAAAGAGTAAATTCATCAGGTCAGTACGAGTGCTTCAAGATCCTGGTCATATTCTAGAGCTGATGAGGGCTGGCTCGTTAACAGGAACTGAAGTTGATGCTTTGGAGTTGTTCTATCCTGAGTATGCTCAATCTCTTAAAGAAGCTATATTAGAGCAGATTGCTGAATTACAAGGCAAAGACGGAGCATCCATGTCACGACAAAAGAATAACATCTTGTCTCTTGTGTTAGGTGTTCCTAGGATTGCCCCAGAGGCCCTTGATCGTCTTCAGCAAAACCTTACATCAGAAGAAGAAAAGGACGGTAAGAGTATCGATATGGACACTGAAGCAACACAGACTGATATACAACAGACTCTTAACAGGAATGTGTAAAGTGAGCAACATCATCTCTCTAGACGATTACAAGCGTAGAAAGCGTGAAAAGAAGAATGAGCCGAAGAAGAGTATAGCTAAGAAGATACGTGAAGCCTTAGAGAAGTTTGGTAGCCATGACAAGAAGCAGGACGAGGAGGAAGAGTAATGAATCATCCAATCGTTAGATGTCGCAGAAGCTTACTGGGTCTGCTTGGGGTCGTTTGTTTAACATTTCTAGGTTACCATAAGGGTACCGACGTTTCAGTCGCCATAGCTGGCGTGGTCGCTTCTGTGGCTGCTTCCAATAGTTATGAGAAATCCAAGAAGTCTTTGTTTAAAGATTAACACTAACGCCAAAGTTAATTGAATTACCAACCACACTTAATTCATAACGATCATTACCATCGTGTTTTTGCTTATAAAAGCTTTGCTTATAAAAGCTTTGCTGGGCATAATTTGAGTTGTGCCCCTATATTTTATCTTAGGCTTGTAACCGCTAGTAATTCCATACTTTAATTTGAAACCATCATTAGCTTCTGTTTAAGCCAACCCACTTGGTATGATTGGACAGTAAGAAACATACGACATCGTATAATAGATTCAGAACACTAAAGGAGAATAGAATGAAACACACTCAGATCAACACAAGCGTAACACAAGCTGAAATCGACATGGCTAAAGACCTCACGAAGAACGGTGTCAATATTAGCTTCCTGTTAAGAAAAGCAATCAAAAAAGCTCATGCGAAGCTTTTAATCGACTTAGAAAACGAGGTTAAGTAACATGAATGCAAGACAGAAACTATTTGAAGCCATGAGTATTATCTCCGACACCTACTACGACTACGGATTATCCTGCCCTTACACTGAAGAAGCTGGAAAAAGTGTGGCTCACAGAACCAATGCAAGCATGTATCAAGAGATATTTGAGAATCACAATGAGCTACTTATATGTCTAATCAACAACATGAAGGATTTATAATGAGTATTAACAAAATAGATTCAGAACAAGCGATGAGTAATAAGGCGGGCTACTCTAGAACACCTAATGAGATATGGGAAGTTGATCTTGATGTATATGGTAGAGACATCTACAGATATATATATAGCCAGAAGCCTGATTGGAAGAGCTCAATGAAGAATGTAGCCCGAAATACAGGAATGTCAGAAAATACTATTAAAAAACACCTACTTGTATTAGAAGAACGTAAGATGATAGAAGTAGATAGAAGGAGCGATGGTTGGAATTTCTACTTCACGCCTGTTTCTGCTTGGAAAGATAAGGATGGAAATGTTGAACAAAGACTTAAAGCTAAATTCAAAATAGTCAATGATTCCAAGGGGGCATCAAATGTGATACGGGGGCATCACCAGATGATACCCATTAAAGACTCTTCGTCATCAGGAAATGTGGTCCTTAAGGAACCACCATCAATTATAATTTCACTTCCTGATAATAGGACTCTTCTCGCTGACATAATCAATACTTTCAAAGCTGATCATCCTGATCATGCGTCATCACCTACATACAACCAATCCTATCATGGATTATTCGACATCCTGGTAGATGCTGACTTAACCAGGGACTTTGTTAACATAGAGATGAAGTTCATACAGAAATGTCTAGCTTCCACAGTTAAGGATAAAAAGTGGCGGGCTGACATTGAGAATGCATTACATACAGGCTTTGCTCATGCTTATCCTGTAAGAATAACCCAGAAACCTAAGAAACAACCTAAAAGCATACATAAATCACTATCAAAAACGACTGAAACAATAACAGATGATCAAATAGACAAGATAATGGGAGTTAAAAATGATTAATGAATTAATAAACTTAACAGAACAAGATGGGTTTTTAAGGGCAGCAAAACAAGATGAGAAGGCCGCATATGTTAAAGACGCTAAAACAAACAGGGATTATGCAAAAGAAAGGTTCCTACAAGAAGAGAATGCTTCTGTTGATGCTCTTACAAAAGACATAACGAATGACCTATTTACGGCGTATAGGGATAGAATTCTTAATGATTATGTTCGAGACACGAAACGAGATCAAAGGTCATTACAAGACGCAACTTCATTCCTCAATCCAGCATTTGATGATTTTTTTAAGATGGTACCAGGTCAATTAGTCGCAGTATGTGCTTATACTGGGCAAGGTAAAACCACAAGTGCTGTAAATATAGCAGCTACTTATATTGAGAATGGTAAACGACCGCTCATTATATCAAATGAGGAATTTAAGACTGACATATACAATGGTGTGGCATGTGTGCTTCTTGGACTCGATCCTCTTGATCATTTTAATGGTGACTTACTTGATCACGATAGACAAAAACTAATGACCAGGGTCCTTAGATTGATCCGAGACAAAGAATTAATGGTTATTGATACAGAACTAAGCGGGAACGGAACAACGAAGTCTGAGACAGTTCTGAAGATCGTGGAGGATATAGAGGGTGCAGATGTATCATTCGATGTATGTGTCATTGATTATCTTACCAACATATATGCAGCAGGCTCAACTAGCACCGATGGTCACTACTTCCAGATAGAGAAGTTTCTAAGTGACATGAAGAACCTCATCAACAAAGTATCGTTCCCTGTTGTAATTGCAGCCCAAATGCACTCAAGCGATAAGAAGACTGGTAAAGCTTTAGATGCTAGGCTTATTATGGGGGGAGCAATCAATAGATTCTCAACAGTTGTAATTGAAGTAAAGCCTTATGATACTGTTACTGGAATAACTGAATATGAAATACACAAGAACAGACGATTTAAGAAGAAAGGGACTCTAGAGCTCATGTATGATAAAGGGCGCATGGTTGAAGCTTCTGCGGAACTCAGGGCTGGGCGTTTATCGCATGAAGCATGCACAATATTAAACGATGAGTAAGATGCGGACTCCAAATATCAACCACATCACGCGCAAACCTTGCCAGAGTATGGATACTAAGGCAAACGCCTTTACGGACCTTTAAGGGTGCATTCTGTCATCCTAACGATAGTTTAACCAATCGAAAGAGACCCACAGTGAAGAAACGATGAGTAAGGATACTTTAGTAATGGATGAGGACCAATGAACTACGATCTCATGTACCTCAGCTATATGGCAGCTATCTCTGCTTTCAATATACCCATGGACTCAGAGACTAGAATACTCATTAAGCTTGATCTTCTCATACTGAAAAGAGAGACTAGGGTATAATAATATTTAGGAGATAGACATATGAAGAAATGCAGCAGATGTAAAGAAAGCAAAGCTTTAAGTCACTATGGATTAAAGAAAGATAGTCCTGGTGGCCACAATCCAGCCTGTAAGGTATGTATTAATACACGTAAGAAAAAGCTTTATAAGTGCCTTGAAGACGATGTAAAGATCACCAAGACATCCACAGGCTTTACACGTGAGATCTACGAAAGTGACCGCCTCAGGATTAAAGGTTACTACAACCGTGACGGGAAGCTGCATCGAGTTGATAAGCCTGCACAATATGTATGGAACAGCAAAGGAGTATTGGTGAGTGAAATCTTCATGCTTGACGGAATGATCGCTGACAAGCAAGAAGCTCCTATCTTTAACAGTGACAAAGAACGCAAAGGATGATGTTTAACCAGGGCTTGTGTTACCATATACATATGAACATCAACAAGGAGATAAATTATGAGTAAATATCGAGTAATCTTAACTAGTGAATTATATTATATCGTACAGAAGCTCGACTTAGACACAAATGAGTGGGTTGGGGCTGATAGCGCCGAAGGACTTGAACGTAAGTATCCAAAAGTAGAACAAGCAATGAACAATGCAAAAACACGTAAAGCGTATGACGAAGGCTCTATTCATGAGGGCCATGGATTTATTGTAGTGTGTGACGATGAAGAGATTGATACTGTTATGGGAGAATAACATGAGCAACGTATTAGATTTAAACCCAATCCTGAACCGTAACAAAGATGATGCTTGGAGACGACAACTTCAATTCAATATCCTAAATGCCAAAACAAAAGCTCAAAAGCTTTATTGGACGGAATTATTTTTAGCTTTGCAGTTCGACGAGTATTATGAGAAGCATGGATACCACCATCCTAAAGACCCAGTCTTGCTCGCTGATGAGGGCTCATGCTTAACTGATTAACAAAACGATCCTATTATAACATGAAGGAGATAGATAATGGAGCTTACAGAAGACCAACTATGCGAACTACTTGATATGGTTGAAGAAGGAGAATGATTATTAGTATTAAGTTTATTATCAGCAGGGATTGCACAAGGTGTTGTTGGGGATCAATGTCACAAAAGTGGTGATCTAAAAGGTGTTTGCATCAAGCGTTAACAAACCGCACAGGAGAATGATTATGAGCATAATAACAATTATTGTATTGGTGGTGGTGGTGCCACTCGGTGTATATCTTGAATTCAAATATGGTACCTTGAAAAGCGACAAATAAGACTCTAATGATTGAGTTTACAGATCATCCATCTCGTTAATTCCGATCTTTAGCATCCAAGTCTTCTGCTTCAGCTTATTTAATACAGATGGTTTAACCTTCATCTTCTTTGCAACCTTAGCTATATTTGCTAAGTATGCTTCAGACTTTAAGATCCGGTCAATCCATTTCTTTTGAACCTCTGGTTTAGAAAGATTCTTTTGAATCACTCTCTTGGTAGCTACACCAAGCCCAAGCCCACCAGAGGCAGTCTCAGCAGCGAATATAACTAAATCTACCGGGCTAAAATCAAAAATATCTTTATTACTCTTATCTTCCAAAAAACTAGCGATTTGCTCTTCCTTAAGTTTTTCAGGCTTAAGGTTTAAAGGACCAGCTCCAAAGTTAAAAGGACCAGATCTGGTCCTTTTAACTTTCCTACCCACAAGCGCTGTGACACCCTTGTCTTTAACTTTTTTTGCTGCAGCACCAACCGCACCTACCGCGGCACCTGCAGCACCTAGTACTGCACCGCCTGTAGCGCCAAGAGCAGCACCTAAGGCAACATCCTCTACTCCTTCTGCAGAGAATAAGTCCTCTTCTGTTCTACCAGCAGCTTCTAATCCACCTAGACCAGCACCTACTTTAGCTCCTTTTGTAAGTTTACCTGCGAGTGTAGCTGCTTTTACGTTTGTTAAGCCAGGAATAGGTAGCGCAACGCTGCCACCGATGTCCATGGTATTAAAAGTTATCGGGTGAGCTTCCTTCAATGCTTTCATGCGAGATCGTTCCTCAGCTAAAGCATCATCATATGTGATGTCATTAAAGAAAGATCGACCACCTGCAATGATTTCATCAGAAAACCCAGCAGTAACACCTTGAGCCAGTCCACTGCTGCCTGCCTCAAACTGGCCGCCTTCATCAAAGAATCCAGGTTCTGGCTTCTCGGCAGGTTTAATTGTGGATCTCCAGCCTGTGGTGTCAGTCGTTTGTGGCTTTATCGTATCCTTCCATCCCATTATTTCGACCATCCTTCGCTAAGGGCTTCTGTTAATTCAGCTTCATTGCTTACGGAAGCTTCACTTCCATCTTTTGTTATTGTCATTGGGAATTGTGGCTGGCGTCCATCTGGAGCAATTTGGTTGACAACCTCATCTAAGACTCCAGCTCCAAACCCAGTAAGAGTTCCATGTTTTCTAAAGAATCTAGCTTTTTCAGTTTCATTTTTTAAACCAGACTGAAGCTCACCTATTTTTCTTCTCAAGATCTTAGCGTTGTTTTCTGAACCTAAGCTGTCATTATAAAATTCTTTTGCAGCACTCATTCTTTCAGCATCACTCAATCCTCCACCAAATAGTTCTTTCAATGAGCTGTTGGCTGCATTTTGAATATCATCTCGTAAGCGAACACTCTTCTCAGTCCTAAAGACGTCTGATACTGAACTAGCAATTGTACCGCCACCAGCTCCAAATAGCCTCTTAGCTTCTTGCTCTAATTCTTTTTGAAGCTTATTTAGTTTATCGATACTGTTAATGACGTTCTGTCTACCTTTTCCAATAAACTTATTGAAGTCTTTTGCATAAGCTTTATCAACATCTTTTTGTCCAGGAGTGGCAGCTAATCTACGAGTCGTGGCAATTTTAGTAGATAGCTTATTCTCGAACTCAAGCTTCTTAGCAGCAAGCTCAGCATCAATCTGTGCTTTAGCTGCTTCTAGTTTAGCTGCGGCTGCTGTTGTACCTAGTCGTTGTCCCATAGATCCCATCTTATTAGAGACTTGAGCAAGGTTTGCTGTCTTGCGAGCTTCGAGATTTAGGAGTAATTGCTTACCTTGCTGCTGTTTAAAAGTTGCAGAAGTTTTAGATGCCTGTAGTGCATTTAGTTTGTTCTGAGTATTGGTTTTAAAAGCAGCCAGATCATCCTCGATAGCTCCATTAATTATCTTAAGTGCAGTATTTGGTCCACCCCCGATAGAACTTGCGTATGCACCTAACGCTAGGCTGATTGCCCCAAGTATTTTATGTCCTGTACTTTTGTCAGCCCAATAGCCTTGATATTGTTGATTACTTAAGTCTTCAACCTTTTTATCATAATCAGCAATAACTGTCTCGAAAGTTGCTTGATTTTGTTCAGCTTGGCTAGCCTTCGCAGCTGCTGCTTGCCTATTTACTTCTTCTTGTGCTGCAGCAACTTCACTTTGGATTTCGAGTTGTTTTATCTGTGCTTGTCCTTGCTCCTCTAAGGAAGTGAATAATTCTTCTTGTGCTTTGGCTGCACCCACTAGTTCTACTTCTTTTGTTTTGAGGGCTTCTTTTGTATCATCTTCTTTTGTATCATCTTCTTCAGTATCGGTTCCAGGAGACGCTGAATCAACCACTGCTGCCGCAGTAGTAGGTGGAATAGCCGTAGTAGGTGGAATAGCCACAGTAGTAGGTGGAATAGCCGTAGTAGGTGGAATAGCCGCAGTAGGTAAAGGTGCATTAAAACTGGGCTGAGGGTTAGTGAGTGATGGGTTCAAAGGGAACTTCTTTATAACATTACCTAAATTATCAAGGAAACCTGGCTCTTCTTGCACAGATTTATCTTTAAGTTGTTGTAGTTCTTCTATTGTTGGCATTATTTAGCTTCCTTCTTCATTTTCTTAGCAGATAGTGCATCTTCTAAGGACATAACGGTATTATGAGTTTCAGCTAGACCTGCCAACATTGCCGGCAAAAGACTTTGGTAATCGACCATGAGTCCTTCAGGAGTTTCGATGACTGATTTAGATCCAATGTCAGTTTTCTGCAGTTCTTGAGCCATCACACTGTTTTGTTTACCTTTACCGAATTTCTTGTCTTTGTACTCATAATCATTAGATGTTAAAGAGCTAAGGAATTCACCAATTGATTTCTTACCGTCCTTAATATTGGTTTTCAGGTTAATATCTGAGGCCGCTATCCCTGCAGCTCCAAGGGCACCAAGGACTCCAATCCCGCCTGCTTCTCTTTGTGCTGCTGCTTGCTGTGCTGCAATGCCTTGAGCTGATATAGCTGCTTGCTGAGCGTTGGCTATGTTTGCTTGTACTCCGACTGAACCAAGTTCCTGTGCCATATATGATCTTATCATGGCATCTGACATACCAAGTTGTTGTAACTGGCTTTGAACGTTGGCAAATGAAGCTGCATCACCTCGTTTTGCATTATCTTTAAGAACATCCAGATCAACACCTTGGTTGGCCATCTGTGCTCGCAAGTCATTCTCGGCAGTTGCCAACATAGCTTCTTGCTCTTGGGCACTTCCTTGAAGAAATGCAGCTTGCTGTTGGGCACTAGCTTGAGAGTTAGCTTGTTGTTCCAGACCTGCTTGGGAGGTAGCCAGTCCAATATCTTGGGTTCTGGCCTGATCTGCAAGGGTTCCAAGTTGTTGTTGTGCTTGTGCGGTTTCTTGAGACCTTAGAAGCGCTGACTGTTGTGCTCCTTGTTGTGCTGTTTGTGCACCAACTCTACCTATTTCGCGTCTTGCCAATGCCGCGCCAGCACCAGATTCGCCTGCTCTCATTGCTGCTTGTTGAGCTATATTCTGATCAGTTGCTTGCTTCAGTTGAAGTTGCGCTGGAGTAACACCTTGACCGGCAGCAGTTGCAGCTAGTTGGGCTCCTAATGTCTGTTGAGTGTCTCGGAATTGTGCTTGAGGATCTTTGTCTATTGTTGCAGCATCCACACCAGCAGCTTTAACACCAGCTCCAGTCAATTTCTCTGTTGCTATGTCTCGAACACTACTACGATCAATGCGTTCGGATTCTGCTTTACCTATATCCCTAGATCTAGATTCTAGTTCAGTCTTCTTTTCAACAGCCCCTTCTCGAATTCTTCCAGCTTCAGCAGAGACTCCATCGCTCTTTCTGGTTGCATCATCCTGGGCTTGTGTTTGTTTAGCGTCTTTATTTCTGGCGGCAGTTCTACCTGTTGCGGAGTCAACTGCCTTTTTTAGCGTCTCGTCGGCTCCGGTAGCAGAGGCTATGGCGCCTGGAATACCACCCACGGCTCCTGCTTTTAACGCGCCCTCTGCTTTTTTTGCTGCTTTTTTTGCTGTTCCCATTATTTTTCCTCTAGGTTCTTGTAAAACCATATTAAATCGTCTTGACTACTCATTAAGGTCATCCCGTGAGCTAAAAGTACAGCTATTGATTCTGTGCTGCCGTGAGCAGATGGTGAGACAGAACCTAGTACCTGTAAACATCCCATATCTCGAGCTTCTTGTTGAATAGTTTCAGAGAGTTGAGATGCAACTGCTTCTTTTCTGAATTCTGGTTTAACATATATTTCCTCAATATAGACACTGTTATCTGTAAAGCTATAAATGGCGAATCCTTTGTCGTTCTTCAATACTTTGCATTCTGGACGCCTCTCTATCAAATACTCAAAATACATATCTATCTCTCCATGGTCTCATATATACTAGTTTAGTTAACTTGTCTTAGAGGTTTTCAACTTGTTTGTCCCCCTCTTAGTTCCAATCTGAAAAGTAACTCCTGATAGATTCAGTGATTCACCTGTACCGATTATATCTGCGTTAGCAATCACATCTTCAATTACTATTCTAACTGTTTGACATTTCTGTTGTTTTAAATGAACTTGGAATTGATAGACGCCATTATCAGTCCCCCCATATACCCCATCACCATAAGTGCCATCACCATAGTCCCCACTATCTATAGACAACACGGTAGCTGGTGCAAAAGTAGCCACTTGCTTAACGGTAGATGAATAGTCTGTATAAAAGGAAGCCTGTAATGAGTGCTTAGTCTTGTAATCACCAAGGATGGAAGCTTTATATGCTCTTTGATAGCCTTGGAGACCAGAAAGCGTTATCCAACCAGTACTTACCTTCATCTTAATTGGAGAGAAATTGTCTAGATGAGTGGTTGCATCTTCTTGATATATCGTGTTGTCAGTACTGGCATATAAGAATGTATTCTGCCAAACAACGGAATCCACAGCAGTCTGTCCTGTGAAGGTTGACCATTGGTTAAAGTAGTAGTTATATACCAGTGTAGTGCCAGACATTGTTGAGAATCTAATTTCATTAACCTGATCAAGGAGTTTAGCTGAAACTATAACTAGATCATTGAAGTCTTCTACAGGAGCACCGACATAAGAGGTCTGAAGTGACCTATTCAATAAGTATATTCCTTTTCTAGACTTAAAATATAAGCCATTAGGACCTAACACAACTGAATTAGGATCAACACATCCTACATCAGAAGATACTAGCTCAGGATCAGAGAATGTGTCCCCACTCCCTGTGTCTGATGGGCCATCACCTGATATGGTATATATATTATTCTCTTTAAATATTACTAAAAAAGCGTCCATTGTGGCAATCTGAGTAATATCACCACCTCTAGGATCAACCTTAAGTGATAATGCTTCGTTAAAAGAAGGTGCCTCAATAACCCTGGTTATTTTAGAGTATCGTATCTCAAGCTTATCCTGCAATCCTGCAATATACAATCTATTCTGGTGTGAGGTGATTAGGTCACAAGAAGGAGCAGCAATGTTATCTAATACTCCGCCTGTCGTATAGAGGATTTCACTACCTGTGATAGATGCGTCGGCTAAGGTGTCTGAGAAACTGATAGTGTCAGCTGTAGGGTCATTAAAGGTTGGTGAGGTAATACTAGATACCCTATAAAAGATAGTGCCACCAGCCTCTGTTCTAAACACTTCTATGGTTGCTTCTGGCTCAGGGGTGGTCTTCTTAGTAATTCTAAGTGTAGGAATATCCATCACTATTTTCTGCGTTGATGTGCTGCCAGTTAATGCTTGCGTAAAAGCTATAGATGGTGCGGAACGGTGAGTCTTGCCTTTAGCATCTATCCATTGATATAGGATTTGATATTGATAACTACCATCAGACATGAATCCTGTAGTCGTTGGTGTCGATGTAACAGCTGGATCCTCAGGAAACAAGTTGAATCCTTGCTCTACCATTGAATCACCGTCATAAGTATTGAGTATTCCGCCAACAACAAAAAGGTTATCATTTAAGGTGGTTGATGTATAGGTATTCAGAGATTCGAAGTCAACAGACGCCCTGCTAATTCCTAATCTAGAGAATATCACTGCATTTTCAGACCTGATTTGACCTTTAATGTTTATTAAGGTAGAAAATGTTCCATTACCGCTATCTAAGATAGCTGGAAGCAGAGGACCAACAGCTGCATGGGTACCAGCATTACCTGCAGAGAGCTTAGCCACAACTTGAGCTGAAGAATCTAAAGTAAATATTGTAGATTGCAAGTCAGATTCATGTAAACAGTTGACATATAGAGAATCCTCGTGACTAAAGATCTTTGATGCTAGCCCTAGAGACCTCGCAAATACAGCAGGAGTACCAATGGTTCCATCTAAATCAAGTGTGTTAGATGTGATCAGGTCGTCTTTAACAGCCGCTGCGGCGGTTTGGTACAAAACAGTTGCTTGGTCAACGGTGGAATTAGTTCTAGCAATTGTTATTTTTGATACAGCAGTGGAGGCTGTTGCATCAAGAGTTTTGGGGGCTACAATTTCCAACAAAGATTGGGTAGATATAGCGCACATGATCAAGGAAGCTGTTTGCTTCCAGGCCATATTTAAATAAGCAACAGAATCACTAGTATAAGTATTTAAAGAGAGAGTATTGATGATTGTAGCAGTTATCGTGTTAACGGCTGTACCTGCACCTGTAGAGTCAATCTCGACCAATCTACCCTCAGCAGCGGTAGTTGTCTTATAGAAAGCATAAGCTAAATTACCAACCGTAACTAGGTCAAAAAGGAAGTCACCATGTAAGTCAGAGCGTGTTGTTCCTGCAGAAAGATTGCAAGGATCTCCTGATGGGATGATTTTGAACTTAAGACTATTGGTTTCACCGTAAAAAACAAATATATTCTTATTAATTGCAATACACCTTGGAGCTGATCCTGCAATATCGAGAATATTATCAGATACAAAGTATGCCCCTGTACCAATATCCTGCACTGAATATCTAACACCGCCTCTTGTGTCTTCCCACGCATATACAGCAATATTATCCACAACACTGCTATCCATCTTAGTTTGTTCACTACTATTGGAAACAATTTGGTCTAATGAGACAGAAACAGACTTAAATGACGACTTATTAATCCAATTAGATGAAGCTGCGGAATAAGTATATAGATCAGTTCCAGCCGCAAGCAATAGCTCGGTGTTACCATAGGTTAAAAGGGCATTATAGGTAGACGGTGTGCCAGCTTGACAGTCTTTCCTACCGAGAGCTGTATATCCATTACGCTTATCTATCCTACCACTCTTATTAAAGACAGCATTTTCAAGACCTAACAAATCAGATCCAAGAGTTAACTTAGAATCTGATTTTGTACTAAGACCTTTTGTAAAAAGTATGTCTATATTTTGTTTAGAGAGCGCGATGACTATCTCCTTTAGTTAAATGAGTTATGCTTTGATGTTTGATCTAAGCTTTATTTCAGCGCCTGCTTCGTCTTCCATCTTGTCTTTGGTAGCTATTACCCAATCAGTGCCTAGAATTACTTCATAATTATTAAGCCAATTTGGTATTTCATGAATTCCGCCATCAGCTGCATACAAAAAGAATCTGCCTGAGTCTTCACTGAATCCAGTTCCAACTACCTTCTTGGTAGTCCAGAACCATTTACCTATCTTGCGGTATTTTATCTTATAAATTGGCATATCTCTTAACCTACTCTCATTAATGGTACTGCGGTTATATAAAGTGGTCTGTTGTTAAAGCTTGTTCCTGAACCAGTAGCAGCGGTGGTGAATGTGTGAGTGTGTGCTCCACCAGCAGTTATGGTTGGCGCTAATCGGTCACTACTCAAGTTGGCTGCTCTAGGAAAACTGCCGCCAGACGATGCAGATTCATTCATGTTAAACGCACCGTTAGTAAAAGTGTGAGTATGCGAACCACCTGAAGCCGTAGTTCCGGTGTGAGTATGGCTTGGTAAGTTAGCTTCTACTAATGTTATACTGTTAGCTCCGCCTGTTGTTCCTGCAGTTGTTGAGCCCATAAGAAACCTAGAATCGGTAAGATCAGGAATAGTACCAGACATTGTGGCTGATCCAGAGATTGCACTACCATCACATAGTTGCCATCCACTAGAATCCATTGTCCCAGTTGATGGAATAGTATGTGCCCCTGTTAGATTAGCTGCAACCCAAACTATTTCACCTAGGATTCCCATGCCTCGTCCAGTTGGTAGGACAGAGAAGTTTGTGGCAGCTGACACGTTGACTGTTGTGCCGCTTAGGTTGGTGGTTGTACCATTTAGGTTAGTGGTTGCGCTAGAAAGTGAAGTGGTTGCACCTGTAAAGTTTGTAGTGGTTGATGTTACAGTAGTAGTAGTAGCTGCAATACCGAGCGTCGAACCAACTAGTGATCCAATATCAGTCTTAGACCTAGCAGCAGTACTATCTTGGAAGAAGTAGGTTTTAGATGCATCAGTATAGAAGACAGTAGCAGCTGTGGAGGCATAATCACCACCAATACCACCAACTGAACCTACATTAAGAGCTCCACCAGCTGTAATTCTAATTTGATTTGAGGAACTATCATTGAAATACAAATCTCCATCTTTAACTTGAATCAGATTAGTGGCTGTTAGCAATGAGGTTAGACTAGTAAACGTTGCTGATCCTACCTCAGTAATAGCATTCTCATTAAATTCAACAGTACCATTAACATTGATACCTGCTTGGGTTATTTTATTGCCTGATCCGGTAGAGTGATCATGAGCATCCACAGTGGTTAGGGCTGTGTTAAGTTCTGTAGCCCACTCTGGACCTATTGTAACACTAACAGTAGGTAGTGTAAGAGACATATAAGTTGTTGACATAGTTACTCCTTAAAAGACCCAGATTGAAATAGTGCTGGACGCACTTGCGGTTAGTTTTAATGTGACATTAGGAGTAGTTGACTCTGTGTCAAATAAGGTAACTCCTGCGCTTGCTTTGACTAATATATACCCTAGAGGTTTCCTACCAAGACCGTGTGAAAAGTCTGTGGCAGTAGTTGTTACTGCTAAGTCTTCAAGCAGGTTGCCGTCTAAGATAGGATTACCTATTAACTGTTGAGCAAATGCAGCAGTGTTACGCTGTACTTTTGAAAGCTCATAGTCCTTAGAATTTATTGTTTTAATCTTTTTTAAACTCATATTATCTCACAAACAGACTATCAGGATCATTATATAGACTAGTTGTATCAGAGACAGTTTCTGGTTGATTAGCGTCTCTGTTACGAGCTGCAGATTCAATCCTATCAATTAGTGCCATCTTCTCACGTTCTAGATGAGTGGTAGATGACTCTTCTTTAGATAACATCTTGATAGCAACGTCTACGATGACGTATTCGTGCCAAGATTGGTTGGACACTGCTGTTACGGCTGTGTCTGTGTCAGCAACAAGTGGAGTATAGATAGGAACATAATATATTCTGTAGTCGCCTGATGCACTATCTGTGGGCACCAATTCCATGTTGCCGCCTACTATCCTATAAGAGACATTGAACTGACCAGACAAGAGTCTGGAGACATTAGCGTTCCTGTTGTTCCAGTTAAACCTAGGAACTGGTGTGTAGTTGTTAGAGCTATTGTCTAGAGCTAAATCTAATCCCCTAAGTTTATAGAAGTCAGTAGGTAGAGTGAAGCTACTTGCTCCAGAAGCAACAGTCTGGGTAGTCTCAGTTGTAAAGTAGTCTTCATATCGAGATACTAGCAGGTCGTAAAGCTCTGCATATGAGGAATTAATGTAAGAGGTTAGCTCAGAGTCGGAGATGAAGTCACTGTTTTCCATATCCGCTCTTTCTCTGCTTTGTGTTTTAAGCTGAAGTAGTGTAACTGTGTTACTCATTAGGACTCCTCCTTATCTCCGCCATGCATACTTTCCTTGTAATATTCCGTGCCTTCACTCATTTCATTGAATTCGCACATAGCTTTACAAGCTTTCTTAACATCGCCATCTTTAACAGCATCCATGAAGTCCTTCATGGCCATCTCATAACCCATTCTAGAGTCATCATGCTTCTCAGGAGTCTTAAATCCTTGTTCTTTTTCCATGTACATGTCAGCTGTCTTCTTGTCACTATCAGGATTGAAATCTTCCATTCCTCTGACGATAAGAGCAGCTATTTTTTTCTTATTAATCATCATGTTGTAATTGTCCTTTAGTAAGACACTGGGTGACCGTTAAGCCACCCAGTATAGATTAGAAGCTTGGAGTTGCACTGTTCTGAAGGAATGCAGAGAAGTGAATCTCGTCAGTATCGCCTAGGTCAGTAAGTGTACCAGTTCCGTCACCATCGCTCTTGTAGACATGAAAAGTGATAGTCTTAGCACTAGTTACATCGTGAGCAGCGACACAGACATTATAGTCATCAGTACCAGTTGTAGTCTGAAGAGTGGCTGTACAAGCCAACAGAGCGTTATACTTGTCTTCTAGAGTAACAACGTAGACGCCAGTTCCAGTGTTAGCTCCTGAGAAGCCAAGTCCAGCATTTGTGGTGTCATCATCTTCTAGTCGACCTGCGATGATCTTGATTTCTTTGTTTAGTCCCTGAACTCGGGAGTAGTTCCTGTTAGCGATAATATCACCTCTTAATTTAGTCTCATCAAAATAGGAAGAGCACTGTTAGTTGTTGAGACTCATGTCTCATTAATACTGGTTTGGTTAGTGTGGTCAGGAATATGGCGATAATTGAGGGGTATGGTAGTATAGGGGGGAGGGGGTTTGCGGACCTCTGGGGAGATCCTATGGCTTCGTTATTTAGGCTTTTGCTTGTCTTTTCAGCCTTCGGTCGGTTACTTTGCAGGACTGTGGAGTTTAAGGACTTGGCTTTATAGATAAAAAGAGAGACCCGAAGGCCTCTCAATTATGCGCAAGTTGTTGTTTTTGTTTACAAAGCAACCCTCACGTTTAGTCCTGGTCCACGGCATCCGACGTTTGCATAACATCCGTACCGAACTTCAACCCCGTCAGCACTTGCTTGACGAAGCATTGAAAGACCGTCTGTGTCAATTACTCGAATGGCCTTACCTAAAGAGTAAAGCTTCCAGGTAGACAATTGAAGCATAAAGCAAACATCGTCTGGACAGTTTTGGTCAGGAATGACTTTGATTGGACCACGTGGGCCGTTGATCATTACACCGCGGAAAGCGATTTCAGCAGTCATCTTAAGATCAACATACTGAACTTTGCTTCCTAGAGCTTTTTCAAGCTCAGCATATTTAGCATAGCTAAGGAATGCATGGTCGACTTTAGCACCTTCACGAGCTGCACGTGATGCACCTTCGATTAGAGCTTCTTCGATCGGGTCGCTAGAACCGTCATATCGAACTCCACCAAGACGTTGCGTGTCAGCAGATCGGTCAACACCGAAGAAAGCAGTTGCAGAAGGAGCAGCAGCTGGGACCCAAGCTTCGAGACCAGAGAGACCTAAGCCTCTATCGCCTTCAACGAAGACGTAGTCATTAGCAGCGATTGTACCAGAGGAGTCGTAAGCATCATCAAGGGTGAAGGTTCCTGCAGATCTGTCAACAGCGATAACTTCCCATGAAACATCAGTACCGTCAGTAGAGCGCTGTGTTCCACCAGTCTTGGCAGACCAGATATTGATGATCTGACCATTTTCGATGTTGGTGATGTCTCCAGCAGACTTGAAGGTGATAACAGTTGTACCAGCAACAGAAGGCTCAGCGTTAACTTGACCGATTGTAGCAGAACTATCACCGTACATGCCGATAGCAACAGAACGAGTAAGAGCGTTAATAGCACCGTCGATTTCAGTAGTTGCAGCTTCCATGAAGGCGTTTGCATTTCCCTTAGAGGCTTCAAGAGTCTCATTATCGATAGTAGCGATTGAATAATCCTTAACTCGTGTTAGGACGAAGTCAGTGATCAATGAATTAGTGGCTGATCCACGAGTCTGAGCATTGGTGAAAGTCTTGCTTCGACCTTGTGGGTTGCCATAGATTAATGGAATCGGAAGGTTCTTGCCGCCGAAGGTTTCGTACTTAGGCATTAGAGCCAAAAGTGGGTTGTCTTTGTAGACAAGGTTTAGAACCGTGTCGTCTGTGTAATGCTGCTTAAGGGCGGCATCGAAGCTGACCATATCCAAGCTCATAATATTATTACCTTTTCTTATGCACGTTCAAACGTGCGGTTGATTTTCTTCATGAATCCAGTCTTCTTAAGAGCTCGATGTTACCACCGTCAACCCCATAATGCTTTCCAGCTTCACGATTAGATGCGAAAACAAGATCGTCTTCTACACATCTTACTTTGTTACCTTTAAGTAGCTTGTTCTACTTGCCGGCTTGTTTGTAATGGAGTTAGTTCCATTTAAGTAAGCTTGCAGCGTTTCTTTTAGACTCATCAATATCTACATGACGAACTTTTCCCGAAGGAGCTGCTTGCTGCACATGATCTGATGTCAGAGTATGTGACTTTGGTTTCTCAGCAGTTCTGACGTCTTCTACTGTAAATTGAGCACTATCTGTCGTTGGTGCCTCTGCTCCGAACCTTTTAAGATTCATTGCGTCGCGTACTTTCTTTTCAAGGTAAGCCTCAACTTTGTCTGATGCTTGTTCTGGAGTTAAGATTTCACCATCGTGAGCTTCATAGTGAGCTTCTGTGACTTCCCAAACTAAATCCTGTTCACCCTGCAGACCAATTAACTCGTATTTGGCTACGTTCTGGCTTAAGTGATCTATGATCTTAGATTGATGAGAAAGTATTGCCTCATCAATACTATTTTGATATGCATCTTCCTCAGCTCTTCTGATACCCTCTTCTTTTTCTATCTGTGAGGTTTTGAATCCTTCGATCTCTGCTCGTAGCATTTCAATCTGAGATTCGTTAGTTGGAGGAGGAAGGTCTTCGCCTAAGGAAGCAGCAATCATATCATCGAATGAGATTCCGTAGTGTTTTAAGACAGCTAGAGGATTTTGTTTGAATTGTGATGCTAGTTCATCCTGAGACTTATATCCTTCTTTCTGTGTTTTGAAGGCTTCTGCTTCTGCCTTGTAGGCTGCTGACTGTTCCTGTAGGTACTTCTCCTTACGGGATAATGCAGCGAATCGGGCTGACATGTCATCATATGGGGCAGGGGCAGGGGCAGGTGTTGCATCCTGAGGATCAGGGGTGACTTCTGCTTGTGCGTCTGCAGCTGGGTTACCGATGATTTGTTCTACGACTACTTCGTTACTCATAATTATCTCCTAGTTATTGAGTATATTAAAATGTGAGCAGTTTATTAATGGGTCTTGCTTAGGACCCGCATATAAGCTATACTTGGGGTAGGTTGGGTAACAAATCACTTTGCAATGGTGCTTCAGGAACAGCGGTTGGTGCGGTTGGTGCGGTTGGTGCTTGTTGTTGATCCTGTGCTTTTAGGTTCTTGAGACGTTCAGCATCATCAATGAATCTAAGTAGAAGCTCGAGGCGATCCTCAGCAAGGTTTGTTACCCGGCCGTTCAAGTATGCTTTATGAGCGTATAAGCCAGCCTGTTCTAGATTCATCTGTGGTTCAGGTGGTATATAAGCTCCTGTATCTACCATTTCAGTTAGAGTCTTCTGGATAAGATTAAGATTAGCAGTCTCGATGGACTCATAGGCACCTATATCTGGAAAGTCTAATAACTGAATGGCTTGCTCCTGAGGAATAAAACCAGCTTGGACCATTTCCTGTACCTTCTGTAACTTGCCAGCTGGCGTAGAAGGAAGTAGTGATACTGGGAATGCTTTCATCTTGAACTGGTCATCTCTTAGATTAACATCTTTCCATTTGATGGTAGATATGAAGCTAGCACCAGGAAGATTGATCTTAAGGGATGGGTCGTTGGAGTACATGTCTCGTGACATATCGATGATGATCTTTGCGGCGTCCATGAAGAGCGCCTCGTATCTCATACCTGTTAGCATGAATCGTTCAGTTTCTATGTCGTTAAACTCACGTAGAGCTACTCCAGAGTCAAGTCCTGATGGTTTCCGTGAGGTAGCAGACATCTGAGATACCCCAGTCACTTCATATCCTGATTGAATCAACCACTTAAGGTGATTATAGACTTCACCGTTCATAGCTGTAGGGGTGTCGAATCGAGGTGCAGTACCAGTATATCTGATAATAGCGCCTATGTCGTTGTTAATCTGTGCAGGAGATACTTTAGAACCATCTTCAATGGCGATTCTAGGTACTGCAATCAAGTGTTGAGCTCTCTGGATGTTCATTAGAGTCTTGTTGACTGCTAGTTGAATTCCACATAGTTCTTCTGCAAGACCTGAGCCGAAGAAGCCTGACACTCTGTTGTCCCATCGAAAGAAGACGAAAGGGAAGTAATCCTTGTCATAATCCTCTTCGAAGAGTGTAGCGTTGTCTATTGAGATAGCATGCTTACCATGTGATCCAGTAGCTTTACCGTCCTTGTTCTTCTTATATGTACCCAGTCGCCATGATTCTACGACCTTGATTACATCATCAACAGACTCATCACCAGCTTCTAGGCCAGATGTAGCGCCCTGTATAGCTGACATATGATCAGGATAGATTTCTGCAAGAAGATCACGAGATAGATACTTAACTTGGTGTATTTGCTTAGGTTTACCGCTCATTCCTTCTACGTAGTCAACCCTCATCTCATCAATAAAGACCTTCTCAGCAGCAATTCTGCCATCCTTCTCGAAGAACTTGATACCACCAGTACCGAAGATACAGCCATCTACGAAAGCTTTCTGAGCTACGTCATAGAGATCACAGTCATAAAAGACCCCTTCTACATACTGAGTAAGCTTCTTAGCTCTATCCTGGAGAGTCCAGTCGCCCTTATCTGTAAGGAATTGAGGCTTAGGCTTGTTCTTAGCTATCTTAGAGGCAGCAGTTGTGATGACAGACTTGATTAGGTTGTAGGTCAGTCTGTTGGTTGTAAGGTTATTATTTCTATTAGAAGTAGACAGACGGTAGGAAGCAAATCCTAGGAGTTCAAGGTCAGAGTAGAGTCTAGCATGCTTGATGTTGAGTCCATGTTGATAGTTGTTCTGGTTCTCAATCCTATTGACAACAGAGAATATGGACTGATACATGGTAGAAGCCCCTTCGACCCACCATCTGTATTGTTGCTTCGTAGAGGCAGAGTTCCTGGCTCCTACGAATTCGACTGTGACATTCTTGCTCATATTCTGTTTCCTTTAAGTGGCGCTAGCGAAAAGATACTCTTCATCAGTCATACTATCAAACGTTTTGGTGTTCTTCTTATCATTCTCTGGGAACTCGTGGTAGCATTTGGTAACCTTAATACCATCAATCTCTACGTCATTGACCTTATAGCGAGTCATTAGCTTTAATACTTCTTCTAACTGTTTGATTTTACTATCTTCACTCATAACTATCTCCTAATTGCTGTTATCACTAATACCGTCTTGATTATAGCCAGTTTGGCATCTCATTACCATCTTCTTCTCTTTCCCACAAAGGTACCGGGTTCTTATCTTTAGCGTCAGCTTCATCCTGCCAGAATTTATCTACGGCTTGCTCAGAGTTAGGGGCTGGCTTGAGATACTTAGGTTTAGACGTATATTGATAACAATAACGCCAGGCATATAAGAAGGCATCACTTAAGTGGTTTTGACACCCTACATGTTCGACATGCTTGCCTTTAAGTAAGTTTCTTTCGTCCCAGACGAGCTTAGACCATTCAGTGATAATCTCTGCTGCAGGTGGTAGGACTTTGATTCTGTTGAGCGTTAGATCCGCATTGAGCAATTCGATGTAATCCCGTTTGCCCTGCTTCTCGGCGATGATAAGTGGCAAAGAGTGCCTCTTCTTCATCTCCTCTATACCTTGCTTTACCGCACCGTCGACAACCATACGGTTAAAATCATAGTTAGCGTCAAGCTCCTTGATCTTGTTTGCGACGTCAGTGAAGTCCATACCTGATTGTTGGAAGGTCTCGACTATATATAGATTAGGATCATTGTCGTTATAGGCACATACAGCCATAGCTGTAGCGTCATTGTATCCTAAATCGATTCCTAGGACATAGCTCATCTTGGTCTTAGGTAATGTGTCTAGTTCGTTTCCAGACTTGTAACGATAAACTAACGCGTCTATATCAACTACCCACTGATTCATGTACATGCGTTGGAAGTGGGGAATGTTCTCTATGTTAGGTTCATTCTCCTTCAGTATCTCTATCTCCTTATTCCATTGCTCAGATATATAAGGATTGTCGTGTGCGGTCCACTTATGTATGCTCCAACCCTTCTTTTGATCATTAGTGATGTCATAGTATAAGGATGAGGTAAGGTGCGATGTGGTTGAGATTAGTGCTATTGTACCGTCATGGTCAATCATTGCTGGTTTTAACACCTCGTAAACTAGCTTCTCGAGGTCTATGCGATAGAATGCTGCTTCATCGACTATTGCGAGCTTAAGCTTCTGACCCAATAACTTGTTCATATCCTCAACATTGCTATCTATACCTATGAGATAGATGATAGAACCGTTTGGTAGTGTCCAGGTAAGGTCTGATTTATTAGGAATAGCATTGAGTTTGAGGTTCTCATTGATGGTATGGAGTATATCTTTCATAAAGATACGCTTGATGGAGTCCCTAGTAAGCCCTATGATAGCTACTGATACTCCTGGGGTTTCAAAAGCTTCGCGGAAGGCGTACAAGCCTGCACCGTAAGACTTGCCAGCCCTACGAGTGCATTGAACAGCTTTAAGTTTAGCTTTATCTTGTATGAAATCATTCTGAGCTTTGAAGGCGGGGTTAAACCATTGTGGCTGTACCCCCTTACGCTTTGACAGCTCTCTTAGTATTGCTCTTGCTTTTACTGGAGTCATTATCTTCCTCAGGTGGTACGCTACTGTCTTTTAGTTCCACATACCAAGGTACATTTGCGGTTGTTGTAAAGGTTTCATTGCCCTCTTTGTCTTTAATACTAATCGTTTGTCCTGTGAGTGTCATGTCGTATTCAGGAAACCGTAAGAATAGGGGCTGTTTCTTACCAACCTTTATACTGTTTGCTAACGATAGTGAATCTAGTTTGACTGAGTTTGACTGATTAAGGTAGTTCATGGCTCGCTGTAGTCCTTCTATGTTGTCACGGAACTGATCTAGATACTTGGTTTCTTTGCATTTGCTACAGGCTTTATTCATCTTTAGATTCCTCAGCTACAGGTGTATGACAAAGCTTCCTTGCTTGCTCGTCTAGCTTGTTGAGCTCTTCGAATAACTGCTTCTCATGATTTTCTAGTCCCTTCTTCTTGACACTAACGTCTCCTAGGATGGTACATAGCTCTTGGTAACGTGCGTTAATCTCTTCCATGTTCTTCATAACTGTCTCCTAATTATATGATATACGGATTGAATTCTATATTAAACTTGCTCTTAAATGCCTGGTGGTGTCTAGACTCGTGTGAAACAAAGGTAAGCTTCTCTCCTAATAGAGGAATCTGAGCTTTGAGTAATGTTCCTGCAAGGCCCATCTTCCTGTAACTGTGTTTGACATAGACGTAGTGGATGATTGAAGCATCGCCGTATGTCTCTACCACTGAGTAACCATAGATGTGATTGGGGTCTGTATCTTCACATATGATAATAACTGTGGTGTTAGGCTTAGCGAGGATCTTCTCGATTACTTGTTTATGATGATGGAAGAATGTATCGTTGCTCATCGAGGATGCATAAGGCATCTGTCTGTAACTCTTTAACCATGTTGAATAAATAAAAGGTACGTCTGTATTTATTATTGGTCTATGTGTTATCGGTAGGCTCATCATCTATCTCCTTGGGTCTCGGTGGACCTTGCATCTCTCCACTCTCTTCTTCCTCTTCAGGTGCTAGACCCAGGAATGTGAGAGCTTCTTTAGCGAGATCCTCAAGTTCACCTACACCCTTAGTATTCAAGGACATAGACTTGAGTTCTTCGCGTTCTTCTTTATGTACAGATAGGAGAGCTTTGATATAGTCGGTAAGCTTGTTGGCTTCTGAGCGTTCTAGAGTGTCTTTAGTTTTAGATAGCGTCTTGATCTTAGCTATGTCTTCACTGATGATGTCTAGGGCTGATTCTAGTGTTTCGTATGTCGTACTCATGTCTCTCTGTACCTCACTTATAATTACCGATACGATTAGCGGTATAGTGGATCAAGCATTAACTTCTTGTATTTGTTGACAGTCTTGAACACCGCTTGGTAAGGAGCATCAAGTCGTTTAGCGATCTCTCTGTAGGGATGTCCTTCTGAATGCAGGAACCAGATGTCTTTGTCGGTTTTGGTGAGGAACTCATGATGATGGAAGAACTGACCTGCTTCTATGTAGTATTGTTCTGTAGATTCGAACTTGTCTTTGAGTGCTGTGCCTGCCTTGACTGCTTCCTGGTACATCATGTCCCTAGCATTCATGTCTTTGTCAAAGTACTCGATGTCCTTAAAGCCAGAGTCTACTAGCTTCTGTTGCCATTCTTTCTGTAGTTGTATGAATTCCTTACTCTTACTCATTACTATCTCCGAGTTACTTTAATTTCACGATGGTTAATATCTCTACCATGCGATTTGTGTCTTCATTATGTATTTTACTATGTACAACTATCACTTCGCTGTCAATTAGCTCCTTACATCGTCCACATACGGTTGCCAGTCGTAGGTTAAGGTCATCTGCTAGTTCTTGTCTTGATAATGGTTCTGGACTGTTCAGGAGGTAGTTGTAGATCTTGTTATGTATTGCTGATGGGTATTCGGCTTGGAACTGTGCATAAGATTCGCATTTGGTTGCGTTCTTCTTAGCGTGGACCGCAGGTGGGTTCCAATTAGGGTCTAGGATTTGCTCCATGACTATGTCTGCTTCTTCTAGCCAGTCGATCTGATTCTTAGTGTGTAGATTCTTGAGTGTGTTTGCTATGTAGTCTCGTAATGCCATGTGCCTGTCTCCTTGGTTTGAAATGTCTTACATTTATATAGTAACACAAGCCTTGGTTAAACGAGGTATTAGGCTGTGTCACCCCGTTCTATCCATTCTTTAGCTTTAGCGAACATATCAATATCACTTTCGATACCAATGAAGTCACGTTTGGTGTTGTTACAAGCTATACCACAGCTTCCTGAGCCCATTGTGAAGTCCAGCACTGTCTCACCCTCGTTAGTGTATGTCTTGATTAGGTATTCAAGCAATGGTACTGGCTTCTGTGTAGGGTGAATCCTTTCTTTACGTGGTCTATTGAATTCTAATATGTTAGTTGGATAGTTTGTGTATTCTTGAATATATGACCCATTAGAAATGCCTGTATGACATAAATTGTTACTATTAGGTGGTCTGCTTGTTACCATCTGCTTATTGATCCTAATCAAGTCTTGAGGGTTGTATGTACCGAACTTCTTATAGAATATACTTAGGTCTTCTATATAATTAAGAAATCGTCTTTTAGCATTGATTGGATTACTTGGTGATTCCTTCTTCCAAATGAGCGGATACTTAAAGTGCTTGATTTGACTCATTCTTAATTGACACGTATATGGTTCTGCGCTGAATAAGACGCAGATACCTTTAGGCTTCAACACGCGCCATATTTCAGGCCACAACTGTTCGAAGTCTAGCACTGAGTCCCATTTTAAAGATGTCGTACCATAGGGTGGATCAGTTAGGATTAGGTCTATTGAGTTGTCTGGCAATTTCTTTAGAATGGTTGAGCAATCGCTGTTATGTAGTAGATTCATCTGTTTCCTCATCTAGGTGGTCGAGAAGCAATTCTCGTATTTCTTCTTTGGCTCTGATTCTTTCAGAGCCTTCAAGCTTGTAACCGAGCTTAGACGACTTCATGTCCATCGCCCACTCTATAGCCAGTCTCTTCTTCTTGTGTGGTCTAGGCATTAGTCTACTTTACCATTCCAGCGTCCACCCTTCTTCAAAACCATAGGGATAAGCTTAGGTTGTGAGTCTATGATGATGCCTAAGCCTATGATTGGTCGTCCAGGAGTGATCTTATTGTAGTGAAAAGCCATAGAATCGTCGTCTATCAGACATCCTACGCTCATTCCCCAGTACAGTTGTGAAGGTGATGCACCATATTGTATGTTGAATTCAGTGTGGAAGTGACCCTGGACTGTGTTCATACCCATTGCAGCGGCTAGTTTAAGACCATTCTTGCTTTGACCATGACATACGAAGAGCTTCTGCTTGTTTGGTAGTGTGATTGTTAGAGTATTGTGCCACATCCACGTCTTTGGTGCTTCCAATACTTCCCCGTAGTCTCTCAAGTACTTTCTAGGGATGCCATGTGCTTTTGACTTCCTAAACACCATTGAACCGTGATTAGAGTCAACGAGGTCGACTTTAGGAAATAGGCTATAGATAGGTTGAAGCACCTTGATAGACTCGAGTAATTCATCTCCTGCTGACATTAGGTCTGGATCAGAGTCATGGAAGGACATAGCATGCTTATCTACCTCGTCACCCACACATATAATTCTGGTTGGCTTGTACTTCTTATTGACAGCCTTGAGGAATGGTAGTAGGTCAGGATGGTTATAAGGGATATGCATGTCGCTGATTACTAATATTCTTGAGTTATTGTGCTTCATTAGGCATCCATTATGTAGAGTGCAAGCTTATCTTCTTCGAGACAGAACGCTACAGAGCCGTATTCCTTACATAGGTCTTTGATAGCTTTAGGTGTGTCTGGGCATTGAATACTTTTTTTGTTAGGGTAGGATTGAGATAAAGTCCTATGGATCTGCTCCATGATCTCTTGGTAGTCTTTTGCGTTGTCTTCGTTGCATTTACCCATGGTTGCTTCAAGGTTGTCCATCTCTTTGTTAAGCCCTTCGAAGTAAAGCTTGTTGTGGTCAGGATTGATTGGTGATCCTGAGGTTCGATACAATGTAATCTTCATATGTCTATCTCCTAAGCGCTTGATTGCGCATACAATAATACTATACCAAGTGTCCTGGTTAAACACTAACGTAGGGTTATACCCTTGTAGTGAGCTATGCCTTGGACTTTGATGTTCTTGATTGGGAGACCTGCTATTACAGTACTCATTAAGGAATAGAATCTAGGATTAATTGTTAGGTTAAGTGTAGAGGCTATATATCTTTGGAGTGTTCCTCGTCTAACTCTTTCTGTGGAATCTATTTTATATTGAGATAAGAGAAGACGCTGGATTGCTATTGTATCTGTATAGTCCCTGAGGACATCTATAGCCATGGCTTTGTTCATAAGGTGGTATATCCTTTATTACCGGTTAGATATGATCTAACTGCCTATTATCATAGTTAGCGTCTTCTTGGGTTGTTACACGTACTCTCATTGCTTTACTATATTATCCCTAGTGATTTTAAGATTCCGACGATTATGGTCAGAACGGTTAGTGCCTTGAATAAGCTTTTAGGTACAGCCTTGATGAATTTTATCGGAATCAAGGCTTCTTCCATTTGATCATCGGTGGTCTTTGCATGTTGCTCCATACGCTCTTCCAGGAGGTTGGTTCTCTTGATGTGTGTGTGCAGGTCCTTGGTGTTGATACTCACGTCTTTTTTAATGCCTGCAGTGTCTATAGCAAGTTCAGTAACCTTTTCCAGGATTTTATCTATCTTGTCCATTATCTTGTCCATTATCTTGTCCGAGCTAACTCTCGCTTGCAAGTCTCGCATTTCATCCCGGCTTTTGTTTCCTTGTGTTCGGTACTTTTAAGACAAGTATTGCAATACATATTGTGTGGTCCTGGTTTTCTTAGTGTTAGTGTCATCTAATTCTTATTAAGTCTAAGCTCATGATTTCCTTTGTTTAATCTTCTGAGATCTGTACGATAGAGAAACCTACCCTGCCAGGTGCGTTGGTACTGGCCGACCCCAAAGTGTGGGCATAGATAAAATCATCTTCATCCAGGT